AGGCTGCAATAGTGACCTGAAAGTTATTACCTAATGTAAAATCAGGTGTAATCGTTGCACCATCAGTAAGAGTCACAATATTACTTGCTGCATTCCCTTGCACATAAAGTTTAGTTGGATTTGTTGTAGTATTGATACCCAACTGTGTGACAGTAGTAATACCGACATTCAGGTTTGGTGTACCAGAAAGACCAAAAGAAGTTGTTGCAAAAGATACTGATGAGATACCACCACCACCAGAAATACTAATATCAACAGTTTTGGTTGCCGAGTTGTATATAACAGTATTACCAGTACCTACAAAATTTAGTGCGGTTATAATTCCGGAAGCAATAACAACTCCAGCAGATTGAATACCAATAGCATTAATACCACCAGTTGCAGTAATAATACCAGATGCATTGATACCTGATGCATTGATTGTAACCCCAGAACCAACAACAATACTGGTTGCTGTTGCAGCACCTAATACAGGAGTTACAAGTGTTGGACTAGTAGCAAATACAGCAGAACCAGAACCAGTTTCATCAGTTAGTGCTGTTGCTAATTGTGCTGATGTAAAGGAACCTAATGATGTTGTAGTATTAACTGATGTGATTGCACCAGTTAGATTGGGAATATTAGTCGTTGATGTAGCAGTTCCACTTAAAGTAGCAGTAATCGTACCAGCACTAAAGTTACCAGAACCATCTCTTGCAACTATAGTAGATACAGTATTAGCATTTGTTGCATTGGATGTAACGGTGAATGAAGATGACCCAGATTGATTTGCAGTAAAGGATGCAGAACCAGAAAGTCCAGTACCAGAAACTGCAAGAGTTAGAGTACCATTATTGGGAGCAACTGTTGAAACTCCAGTAACTAGTCCTTTACCATTTACGGTTACAACTGGAATTGCATCAGTTCCACCAAAAGTTCCTACATTAGAGTTAACTGTTGCTAATGTGGTTGCTTTGTTAACTGAAGTAATATCTCCAGTTAGATTTGGTATATTAGTCGTTGATGATGCGGTTCCAGTAAGTGCTCCAACGAATGTGGATGCAGTTACGATACCAGATGCATTGATACCTGATGCATTTATTGTAACTCCAGAACCCACTACAATATTGGTTGCTGTTGCAGCACCTAATACAGGAGTTACAAGTGTTGGACTTGTTGCAAATACTGCGACACCAGAACCAGTTTCATCAGTAAGTGCTGTTGCTAATTGTGCTGATGTAAAGGAACCTAATGATGTTGTAGTATTAACTGATGTGATTGCACCAGTTAAGTTTGGTATATTAGTAGTTGATGATGCAGTACCAGTAAGTGCTCCAACGAATGTAGTAGCAGTCACTACACCAGAAACTCTTACATCACCAATGACGTGAAGTTTTGATGCTGGAGTTGTGGTTCCAATACCAAGATTACCAGAAACATAAGCACCACCAGTCACCTGAAGTGGTTGTGATGCTGTTCCTGTAGAAGTACCACTACCTACAAAAATAGTACCATTCGTAAATGTAGAGATTCCACCAACAGAAAGATTATTATAAACTGTAAAGTTAGTAACTGCGATTCCAGTTGCATTCAGTGTTGCAATCGTTGCAATGCCAGTTACATTTAGATTTTGAGTTGTGGTAAGACCGGTAACTCCTAATGTTGCAATCGTAGAAACACCAGTAACTATGAAGTTTCTTGCAGTAGAAGTTCCGGTAACTCCTAATGTTGCAATGGTAGAAATACCAGTTACATTTGAATAAAGAGTCGTTTCTTGATTAGTAACAGTAATATTTCTAACTGTTACTTCATCAAGTGTTATGTCATCTCCAACAACTAAGTCACCGGTAATTCTTGCATCACCATAAACATAGAGTCCTGTTGCACCTGTAGAAACCGGAGAACGAACATCTAATAAGTATGCAGGTACTGCGGTTCCGATACCAACATAACTACCACCAATTGCAGTAAGTGTAGAACCATTAGTTCCAACATTCAATCTCGTTAAAACAGTAACAATCCCAACAGCATTAATGTCAGTAACTCCAATTCCTCCACGAACATCTAAAGTGTATTGCGGATTTGTGGAGCCAATACCAACTTTTCTTGTATCTGCATTCGCAAGAATGAGATTGGTAGAAACCTCAAGTCCGTGTTTTATGACAAATGATTTCTGAATTCCAGACATCTGAGGAGAGCGCCTCTACTTTTTATTATTTAGTAAATTATACAGCTCTAATTATAATCTTTGCACCACCGATATTTCCTCCTTGTTGAGTAGAAACTACAGTAACCGAACCATCGGTATATCCACTTCCTCCACCACCTCCACTACTATTTGTTCCACCATTACCACCAGTAGCACCAGCTCCACCATTTCCACTACCAGATACTGTAATTGTTGAATAATATCCACAGTCATAAGGATCTCCTCCCGAACTATAAGAAACCCAAAGATTTTCATCTCCCCATACTGTAAATATAAAATATCTAATATAAGTTGATATTCCACTTCTTAAAAATCTTACTGTCCAAACTTGACTTCCAGAATCAGAAACTACTGATTGTACTGTAAATCCATCAGGATATTCAACTCCAGAAGCAGCAGTTTTTACAATACTTCTATCTGGATAAATTACCTTTCCGTTATCAGTCTCAACATAAGATCTTCCCCAATTTGGAGAAAATGTAGATGTAGATTTTGTACTATAAATGGTGTACCACCTATCTTCACCATTTATTCCTCTGGATATATCAAAATAACCACTAACACTTTGACCTTGATAACCTGAAGGTCCGACTGCTCTTACTTCATTATGGCTCATAGATCCAGCAACATCAGTGTTTCCCATTTGAAATGCCACTTGTCTCATTTCGTAGTGATAACCAGTATCACTTGGAGTATAACAAGTTTGAGAAACATAAGGTCCCTGTGTACTATATTGTGCTTCTCCTTTTCCCACAGTTTGACGAATATCATATCCAGATTTAAATCCTCTGGTAATTGATGCCGAGTTAGTAACTAATGTTCCATTTGAGAGATATATTTGTGTTCTACCGACATCGGCACAAGCAGAATATCCTCTAGATATCCAATAGTTTCCTTTCGGGCAAGGAAGTACTCTTCCTCCGGTTTGTCCGGTTGCTTTGGTATCTGGACTAATTGCAGTTGAACTTGATGATGAACCAAAAATTCCATTAGATGGTAATGTTCCTGCCGAATATACATTTGCACCATTACCACCACCTCTACCACCACCGGATGTACCAGCAACGTTTATTCCTCCACCATTACCACCATTGCCTCCAGATGCAGCATCGCCACCCTTTCCACAAACTGCAATTAGTGAACCTTTACGATAAAGAAAAGGACACTGATTAATTGAATCTAATCCGGCAATAGTATATTCCTCATTCTTTTTCATAGTAAATCTGATTTTAGAAACTCCACCCTGGCCACCGGAATTTGATCCAGAGTTTGCCCCTGCGCCAGCGTATATCTCCATTTCAACATCAGTATCAATATCTTTAGCATAAAGAGATATTAAACTTGTTGCACTTGTATTGTCTTGAGCATATAAAATCACATCTCCACTTACCAATAAGTCAGTAGTACTTAATGTTGCAGTTGATGATGTTGTATCATATTTCTCTATGGTTATATTTTTAGATGGAGGGACATTGTAAAAATTAACTATATTGGAATATAATGGAGAATTTGAAGCGGAAGAATTGATAATTCTTGCCTGAATTGCAAAAACACCAATATTTGGATTTGAAATTATGAGATTGGGTGTACTGGAACCACTTACCGTAGAACTATCAACAATATCAGTTCCATCAAGTGTCCATTTATAGGATAATGTTCCTTGAGAAGTATCTGTAGAGGATGCAACAACACTAAATGTTGCTGGGAAATTTATAGTTGCAGTTGTTTCTACTGGTTGAGTTGTAATACTCAGTGATGGGTAGACAGTTACGATTCCAACATTTGAACTTGTAGGTTCATTCAGTGCATTACCAGTGACTCCTGATGGTACATAATCTACCTGCAAATAAATCTGACGATTATGATCTGTTGGGCTTACAAGTCTACTAATGGTTAATGTGGTTGTTGCCGCACCGGTAACATAAGTTCCATTTGATATGGCACCATTTTGATCGTACCACTGATAAACAATACTTCCGCTATTTGATGCTGCCTGAGAAAAAGTAGCAGTCGCAATTCCAATAAAAGTTGCAGAACTACCATTAGTAGTTGCTACTCCCACAGGTTGTCTAGTGAATGATAAAGTCGGACCGTTTAATTCAAAATTTGTGGGAGTTTCGCGGAAAAGATTATTGTCTATCATAGGAAGTTCTGTCCTCCAACAATACCAAACATTCCTGCAGTCGTAACATTTGTTCCATCAAATATCTTAAAAGAGTAAATATCGGTTCTGTTTGCTGTGGTTGTCACAGTCGGAACAACCCCACCACCAGACCAATAAATCGGTATACTTCCACTATTAAAATTATCAATATTAACAGAATACCCCGTAGAACCTTGAGTAATCTTAATTGTGAATGCAGTAGAACCTGTCGGTGGATTTAATAATGTAAATGATGTTACTGCTTCTGATGGAGTAAACGTAAATGTCTGTGCTTTAGCAAGGTCAATTGTTACAACTCCAGAAGAACTCGTAAGTGTCTCTACAACTTCAGAATAAGTCTTGAATCTCGTATGTCCTTCAATATCAAGTGTTGCTCTTGGAGATGATGTACCAATACCTACACCAGTAGAAATAGTGGAAAGTATCGTTCCACCAGTACCAACATTTAGTGTTGATGTTGTAATAATACCAGCATTAATTGTACCATTTAATCCATTTAATTTATATGACGAAGCAGTAAGCATACCACTAACAAAAATATTATTCGCCGTGATGAAACCAACAAACTTTGCTTCTCCATTTACATAGATTGAAGTTGTTGAACTCCCAACAGCACCAAGTTCAAGATTAAATCTTGGAACAGATGTACCAATACCAACATTATTAAGACTAGTATTATAAATTCCATTTGTAATATTTACCCAACCGGAAAGAGATGGATCTAAATTAGTTAATAGACTACCATCTCCAGAGAATTTAGTTGCATAACAAGTTCCAATAATATTAGTGTTTCCATTAACTTGTAATTTATATGTCCCATTAGTGGTCCCAATACCCACTCCATCAAAAGTAATAATATTAGAATTATCTGAAATACTAATATTACCAAATCCATACCAACCATTATCTATGGTATATACCCAACCAAGAGTACTTCCTTTGGTGGGATTTGCATCATATACTACATCTCCAGGATTTCCTGCAATAGATGGTTGAGTAACTCCAACAGTATATTTTCTAGAAACTGTAACATCCCCCTGCATAAAGAGTGATGCTGCTTCAATTCCTTTATTGGATGTTGAAGTAATCTTATTATTGAAGATTACTGGTCCATCAAACTCTGAAATTATATTATTTGATGGACCACCTTCTACCCTAAGAGAATTACTAATTGTGGCATCTGTTGGAGTTAATATATCATAACCAATATCTGCACCAGATATATTAACATCTTCTCCAGCAACAGTAGGAATTGGAGCATCAAATATCTCTTCCTGTCCGGTAGAGTAACTAAGTTTTTTATTGCCAGCATAAGAATCACCAGCACTATTCATACCGGTATATACAGTAACACCACCATCAAGCTTCAGGGATTGAGCAAGTAATTCTTCTTGAGAAGATAGAATACGGTCCTGTCTTTCTGGTAATGCAGTTGAATAATTACCAGGACCAAATCCAATATATTCAAAAGTATGTCCAGATGCTCTAATTATGGAATTTCTTCTCAATTCAATTGGAGAAATTTTTACTCTACGAACAACCGAATTAATATCGTGAGATACTGCACGAGTACCTAAAATGCCTCTAAAGACTTTTACTGGATTAGTTGTAACTGTAGTCTTTACTCTAACCAGTTCATTATCAATAATTAAATAATCTCCAATATTAATATCTAAACTCGTAATATTAGTAATTGAGACATCTTCTGTGGTTGCATTGGATATAGCAGTAAATAAGGTAGTTGTTATTCCAGCATATGTTAGAACCATTCTACCGCCAATATTTTCATTATCAAAACTTACATTTCCATCATTTGCAATAAATCCATTACGATGAGCATAAATTGTTCCGGTAGTTGCTGGACTTGTGTCTGATGTTCCTATATTTAAAGTGAATGTAGTTATTCCAGAGTTATTCCTAACAATAAAATCACCATTGAATAGATTGTTGGTAGCCCCAGAAAGACGAATTTGATTATCTACTTGTAGCCCGTGATTCTGAGCAGTAGTTACTGTGGCAATTCCAGTCGTTGAATCATAAACCAGGGAACTAACACTCAAAGAACTACCAGTTAAATATCCATATGCATTCGTTGTTAATATTGAACCAACACTGGATACGCTATTTGATATTGTAGAAGCAGAACTAACAATAATTGATTTGGTATTTCCTACTGGTATATTAGTAATTCTATAGAGGTCATTATATTCAATATAATCTTCAGAATCAACTCCAGAAATTCTTAAAGAGTCACCAACATTATTATATACCTTAGTAACCGTTAGAACCGCCGGAGAGTAGCCTGTGGTCGTCGCTACGCCCACTACAGTGAGAGTATTACCAATTCCATAGGCGGACCCACCATCCATAATTTTAACAGCCGTAATGGAACCGGTGCCATCAACGGTAATTCTGGCAGTTGCATGAGACCCAGTGGTAGAACCGGCGAATCCAACTAATTGGGCATTATACAGATTACCAATAGCCCCATAACCATATCCAGAACCAGAATATGTGGTATTAACTGTTGTTATCCTATTTAATCCGTGGTCAATATCAGTATGAATGGTATGTGATGTACCAACATTATTAGATACAATATCAGTGATACCAAAACCAATACGACTATCAACTAGATTTTTATCAATAGTTTCTCTTGTGATACTATGTTTGGGGTCATCTGTTACCACCTGTCCAATCATAGTTGGTAATGCAAATGAAACGGAACTCTTTGGATTTGATTCCGGTTCGTCTCTATTTGCCTGAGGATATAAATCTTTAATTGGTTGAGAAAGTTTAAGATTTGTAAATGGATCTACTGTTGGGGAATTAGATGAATTTAGTACAATTAAATGATATACTCCATCTTGTTTTCCCGGTATATATTTCTTAATTTCTTGAGAACGATAGATGTAATATGTATTATTATATCTCTTACGGGCAAACTGAGGAAGATCTGTGGTTCTTGCAGATGTATTATTTGTAAATGTTCCTGGGTCTACCGTTAAATCCACACTAAAATGCTTAGAACTACTAATTCCAATTACATCAAATGTCCCATTGTATCCAACATTTTTGGTTCCGGTGGTGTTATTGGTACTGGTAACATTTGTAATCTCAATCTGAGACCCAATAGACAATAAATGTGGTAGTTCAGTAAAAATACTAGCAGTATTGTCACTAATATTCCAATTAGCATCGGCAATGAATTTAAAATTTCTTAATTCATTTACATTACTCATAGTCACAGATGTTGGACTATATGAATAATTTACTTCAGTATTAGTTGCTCCAGATGTGTCATTAGATTCTTGTAATACGAATCCATCTGAAGGTGGTCTAGCAGAAATTACACCGGAACCAGAAGGAATAACATACCGAAGTCTATAGATAGTATCAATTAAGTTTCTAGTATCTGGATTTCGTTTAATATAAGTTCTTGGTGTAGCAGCTCCAAGTGCAGCGGTTCCAAGACTTACAATTTCTGGATATATTGTATTTGTTACTGTAGAAACACCAATATACCATTGAGAATTTCCACTATCCCACTGAATTGGATGCCCAATATCCCCAGAGTTTTTATCACTTACTTTACTAGAAACACTAATAACTCCACCCATGCTATTAATGGCTAATTCTTGTCCATTAATAGCATCATTTAATGTTTGGGATATCTTAATTTGATTAGCTCCCAATCCAGTGGTAATAGCATAATACAGACGATTATTATCTACACCATCTGGTAGTCTACTATTATCACTATAGAATCTAACAGATTCACCAGAACCAAATGTATGGGAACTAGTAAATGTTAATATATTTGATGCAATACTATTAATACCAACACTTCTTCCTACAATGTATTTTTTCTCTCCAGTAATTTCTGTATTGGGCATTACAATATTTGCCGAATACTCATTAGCCGAGAATTGAACATTCAGTGTATCATTAGACCTAGCACCAATTCTATATCCCTCAATAACATTCTGAGGAGGAGTCGCTAATGTTTGTTGATTGTGTAGATACAACCGACTAGATACACCAACCCCAATTGTCTTTACTACATCAACCGCATCAAATTCAATTCCATTATCTATTGTCGTTAATTGTTTTGGTGGTATTATATGTGTAATATAACCAACATCATCACGACCAAACGCAACATTTCTGAATCCAGATGCCTGAAGTGCCTTTGCTCCAAAGTTAGAATTAGAGTTGGTAATTGAGAAATCCCCACCAGATTCTGCTACAAAATGTGTTGCATAACCAATAGCAAAAATACTAACTAACTGCATAAACGCATTATTGGATGCTTTTATGTGGAAATTCTCATAAGATGGAGTAAATCTAGCTAGAGAATCTGAATGTATATTCTCATTATCTGCATAAGAGGAATTTTTATATGTTCCACTAGATGAATCATATTTAACAAATGCCTTATCATCTTTCTGTAATCCAATACCAGTAAATTGAGCAACCACCATAGACTTGAATCCAGTTGCCTTATTCCCATCGGCATAAACACCACACATACCATAAACAGATCTCAATGAAATATTGAAGATGTATGGAGAAGCAGATGTAACAGTATCCACACTCAAACTTACCTTAGCCCCAGTCACACCAGGTAAAGGATTAGTTGGAGCGTTCTGTACTTGATATTCAAATTCTGTAGTTCCATTTGAGTCTACAGAGATAACATCACTAACAACATATTGACCATTATATCCACCAGAACTGATTCCTTCTATCTGGAATGTGGTATCTACATCTAATCCAGAATATCCACTATCTAAAGAAACTGTGATAATTGGAGTAGATATAGTACCATTACCAGCTCTAATGGTAGTAATTCCAATTTCTCCACCAGTTGGACCAACGATACGATATTCATCAATTTTTGCTTGAATATCTAAAGGTGCTGTTGGGTAATCTGGTTGGATTTCTCTCCCCGAAGATTGACCATAAGCAAGTCCAACTTTCTCATAATACATATCCAGATCTGTTCTTTCTGTTGAATATGTAATGAATGTATCTTTAATGGATACGGGATTTATTCCATCACAATACTCAAAGCAAGTTAGCTTATGATGAGAGAAGTTTGGAACATATGTATTGGTAGTGTAATCTTTATAGCATATCCCATTTGGATTTGAATCTAAAATACTAAATCCCCAAAGGAAATTACCACCAGTTAACCGAAATATTGCACTTCTTTCAATATTATCATTCTCTGGATTTGGTACATATTTTGGCCTAAATATTGTCTTTCTTAGATCTGAGTGTGCACTAACTAGGCTACATCCTCTTGGAAGAATTACTCCACCGTAAATACTGTTAAGTTTATATAGTGCATTATTATTGGTAGTTATATCAAAATTAGTAGTTAAATCCCAGGCGGGGAAATCATCTGTATTTTGTCCATTTCTTAATACATAATTATTTGATGTATCCGGTATAAATCCCGGACGATTATCAATATCATATATTCCACTACCAACTACAATTGTAGTTTCAGCAAATCTATCATTGTTAAGTCCTCGTTGATATGAGAATCTAGCACATTCAATAATTGCCCTCTGGACACTTATAAATGGTCGGATTGGACTGTTTCCACGATTCTCAATACTATCACTTGAATCAAGACTATGCTTATCAACATAAATCGCATTGCCACGAACAGATTTTAATAAATTATCTAATCTTGATAGAGCCATTTTATCTTTTCATAAGAACCTTATGTCTTATTTAGTACAAAAAAAATCCCTTAAGGGATTTTACTGGTTGATAATATACTCAACTGTATTTGCTATATCATCCATTGCTTTTCTTAAATCTGGCTGCCCACCAGATTCTTGTAATGGTATCTCCACCTCTGAATATGAAGTTAGAGTCCATCTCCATTGCTGCATTGATTTTGAGTACCACAGATTAATTTTCATCGTTAATCTTGAGGCAATGCTTCTGGATTTGATATTTCCAATTCAAATAATAATGGATGCGCCTCTTCATCTATTAAGTAAAACGCGGAAAGATACATCTGTTCCGCGTTATATCTTTTATTGCTATTAGCTTCTTCTATGATTGCTGGATCATTTTTTGCAATTTCTGGTAATTCATCAAATGTAAATGGGGTACCTTGAATGAAAAAAATTCTAGCAATGAATTCGTTGTTAGAAACACTGTACCAGTGGACAGATGAACTGATTAAGTAGTCCATTGTTTTTTTAAATATTTAGGTAATCCCTACTCTACTTCGTATGAAGTTGGGTGTAATTTACAATATTCGTTAAACACAATCTTCATTTCTTTATTGGTCAATCCACAATTTTCTGCTGCCTCAGGAACATTCCACCTAGATTTAAACAACATTTCTAATGATTTCAATGTCTGTGGTCTTGTGCTCATATTAAGGGAACATAGCTGAGAGTTTCTGATGTTAGAACACTACGCACATAAGTTAAAACTTCAATAAATTGAGCAATAGTTTCACACTCAACTAATCGTTCATTTCCTTCTGTAGAATATATTAAAAAATTCTTAGCCCCAGTATTAACCACACACTTAGCCAAATATTCCTCATCAATCATAGTCTCAATACCCATATTGTTGCATTCTCATTGCTTTCATATTATAGCAAGTCCTCTCAGAAAAGTCAAGTGTGCCAGTTTTCAAACTGTCCACTATGTCAATATATCAATTAACGTATCAATAGCTGCTGCTCTAGCAGTATTATTTTCCATAACTCTATTATAACTCCAAATCTCTAATTGATAATTATATTTTTGTTCTTTAAGAAGAGTAACAGCATCTACATATGATGTAATACCAGCACGAAGAGTAACTATCTCGGAAATAAGGGAGGTAATAGAAGAAGCATAATTAGCACAAGAACCCGCTGGTCCAGTAATATTTACAACCGTTCCAATAAAACCACCACCAGTGTCATTAATTACCAATATTGTACTTTTTCCAATACCAACATTTCCGGTGGTAATTTGGGCATAACCTGCGCCAGTAAATGGATTATCCTCTGGGGCAGTTCCATTTTCTAGATAAGGATAATAATATCCTTGTGCTGTATCTTGACGAACAGTTCCAAATCCAATAACACCACCTGTACCAAATCCCACAGAAGTACCAATACCAGTGGTTGCTACTCCAGTCAAGATAGAAGAATAAACTAAAGTCACAGACCCAGCGGTAGAACCAATTCCACAAGTAGATGCAGTACCGATACTAGCGGCATCCGCACATATCTGTACTATCTGTTGTTTCTTTGTATTTATTTGGTATATATTGGATAAAATTAAATTATCCATAATGATGGCTGGGTCGTTAAAATATCCAATTCTAGTTTGTGCCGTATCAATAATGGTAGGTAAAACTACATTACTATCAATCAATCCCGCTCTTTCTGTTGTTAATATACCAACTGCTGTTGAAATAGTCATTTTAGTTGTAACCAATCTTGGCCTGGATAATCTTTGGGAGATGTCCCTTCATATTCTACAATCAATTTATCCATATCTTTTCTTTCGGCATAAACAGTATAATAACAATTTATGGCTGCCCCAGAGTTATTTTTTATATGAATTATTTTACCCCAATCAATTTTGTCAACAAACAATTCCTGATAAGACCCAATAGGAGTAAGATTTACTGTAATAGTTTCGGCATCAACTAAATTTGCCCAATACTCAGGAACAGTTATTGTAGTAGAATTTTTTAATTTCCCCCTAAAATAAACTCCAATTTCTGGACCTTCCAAACTAACGTGCCTTAACCGATGCGTTGACTTAGATGGATGTGGAATATCAAATGGTTTTGCTGGTAGTGCTTTTGCTAGATTAATTTGAGAAGCAACATCCCCAATTCCAGCCAGAGTAATCGTATTATTAGCCGAAATTGTGCCATTTACAACAATATTACCATTAGCAATAATTTTACCATTTACAATCATCTGACTGACTTTGGCAATCAAACTTGGTAAATTAGAACCAGCATTCTTTTCTAATATAATATTACTGGTACTTGTTCCAGCACAATGGAAATAGGCATAATCACCTGGGTTATTAAAAAATACAACTCCAATATCAGTTAATTTAAAAGATGTATCAATTGGAATTTCTTCCCACCAAAGTGGTTCAGTATCTATAAAAGTATAATCATTTGCTGGACCAGTGAAAGTCCCATAATTAATAAAATTAAATGGCATTGTTTATCTCAATAATAAGTTTTTCTACGTCATTTCTTTCTGCAAAGATATGATAATAACAATCAATGGGTATACCACCATTAGATTGTAAAAAAATCTTATTCTCTCCGATTCTTTTTACAATCACATTCTGATGGGCACCAATTGGCTGTAGCTGTACTGTTATTGTATCAGAATTCACTAATTTTGTCCAGTATTCAGGAAGAGAAATTTCTTTTTTATTTGTAATTCTTCCTCTCACATATACTCCATTCTCCGGACCCTCAAGACAAGAATGAATTAATTGCTTTCCTGGTTTTGTTGGATGATTAATAATGAAGTTCTTGGTTTTTGCCATTAGAACTTCTGTATAGATAATCTTAGATTTAATAGTCTCAACTGAAAGTAAAGTATCTACCTTAAGGAAACTTTTAATTCTAGCATAAGTTTTCACTACCAAAGAATAGAAAGGAATTGGTTTCATTTCTATATTTGTAGTTCTTCCAACCATCAATGACCCCAATTCTGTGGGAATTGGTTCTATGAATTCGGTTGAATCACCCACAATCTGCGGACCCTCAATTGCTGCTGTTCCATTTACTGTTGTTGGTCCTCTTCCGAATATTTCTGGTTTATTACTACCAACAAATAATCTTTCCCCAACTGTCACTCTATCAAATTCCATACATTCTCCTACAAATCTCCACCATTTAATCCGAATTTAGTTTCTTTTATTTTTGAAATATTAGTTGCACATTTTGTGTAACCTGCACTTATATTTAACCCAGTTTTACAAGTGATTTCACCAACTCCAGAAGTAACAAATCTTGCTGCTGCCTTTCCATTAACAGTAACTTCTTTTGCCGTAATATTAACTCGTTCATTTCCTTCTATATTTACATTCCCATTTTTATTATCCCCAGCATTTTTCTTCGCTAAAATATTAATATTTCTGGCTTGAAGTTGAATATCTCCATTATCAGCATTTAATATAATATTTCCATTTACTGCTTCAATATAAATTGCTGGATTACCATCTTTTATATCATATCCATATTTTATCTGGAATGCACCAGGACCGTGGGATATCGTACCACCTTTTCTACCATTTTCTGAATTACCGGTCCCATCCATTGAAATATAATGACGGGCATCATATCCACTGCGTACCATAAATGCGGAAATGTTATCATCTTCGTGAATATGTCCAAATTTCAGTTCACCATCTTTATTTCCATATCTAATTGTATGATAGTTTTCAATAGCCATTAGAATTTACCCACACAATCTACAACATCAATAACCTTTGTCTGTATTGGAATTTGGCCCTGCTTCTGAGGAATATTTCCAATTCTTTGAACACATAATGTTGGAATGAGTTTAGCATTATAACCAGTTTGTGACTCAATGTAAATATTTGGCATTTGTTTAAATCCAGACCCAGATTCAATAATTTTAACACCTATTAATGCCCCAAATGGACCAAATGTTGGTTCTAAGATGGCTCCATTTGCTGGATCTACAACTATCTTATCTGTTGTTGCATAATTAACACCAGTGTTACTAATAGTGATACCACAAATATATAGAATTACTGGATATGAGCCAGTATTTGTATTTGGATAATTTGATGTTGCTGTTCTTGAACATCCCTTGGGTGCAGTGTAGGTATAATTACTAGACGCTCGGAATTTTGGTTGGCAGGGTGGGGATACCTCATCACATTTATTTAATTGTACCGTTTCTCCTGGTGAATATGGTGTATCATAAGTCCCATCTAATCTTTGAACTATAGTGTCATCTGAATTTGCCCAAGTTCTTCCACTCCCCCCTAAACTACCATTTGGGGAAGATAGATATCCAGAACCTGGATTAGTAATAACAACCCCAATAACCCCAGTATATGCTGGATTTTGTGCTGATGTTGTTGCTGGTGGAGGAGAGGAGATTTGAGGTATTGGTGGACACGGATCATTTATTGGAGTAAGTTCAATAGATTTCTCAATTTCTACAATTCCCCAATAGGCAGTTACAATATAATTAGTTTTTATATTGGGGGTTACCTCAATTTTTCCAGAAATTGTAGTCCCCCCGAAATTAGTTTTTATACTACTAGCTTTTATGGCATCCCATTCAAGTTCGTATGTATTCTTTCCGCGAATTAATTTTGCAGTAAATGTAAGAACATTGTTTGTTACTGGTGGCGTTGTTACTGGGGTAAACACCAAAGTTAAAGATTTGGAAATATCCTTGTTATCTACATTATATGCTGTAAGTGTTACTACAGTAGTTTTAGTAATATCAATTATAGTTGAAGAAGATAAATCGGTTTTACCAAAATTACTAACCACTCTTGTGGCATCTGTTGTTTTCCAAGTCAACTCATATTTATTTACATCTACTTGTTTAGAAGTAAAATCTAATTGTGGTAACGGATTTGTTGGTGGTGGTGTATTTGTATTGGTTGGTTGTAAAAATATTGTTTTCTTAATTGATATATTATTAACATCAAATGCTGTCATTTCATATAATTTTCCAACATCTGGTGGGTCAACTTCAATTATTCCATTTACAATACTATTGTTGGCAGCCGCTGTAAAATTAGAATCAATTCTTACAGCATTTTTTGTAGAATAAGTTATCTTAAATCTTTTTTGTGTTGATGGGACAGCACTTAAAGTCAAGTCTGGTAAAAGTGATCCGGTAGAGCATCTTACAAACGACCCAATACTAACAACCAATACCATATCATCCCAATCATCTCCACCCTCTTCCACAATCAATTTATTATCTCCACCTACTGGAGTTTCTTTACCAATATAAAGTTTTCCATTTGGTGTGGTACACGGACCATAAACCCTACCTCCCATAAGAGTAAAAGTTTGGGTTTTTAATGTTTTTGGTATATTCCAAACGCCTTGTATATTAATACTGTGTGCAATTGCAGAAGATTCTGAAGTAGTAAATATAATTACTTGGTCACCAACATACTTTGTTAAATCTAAATAAATTCCATCACCACTATGTCCAATAGTTGTTGCCTGACACGCTTTACCAGGTGCAACTGGAGTTGTTACTGGTGTTGGGCATCTTATGAATTTACCAACATCAACAGTTAGTGTCATATCATTCCAGTCATCACCACCTTCTTCTATTATAAGTTTATTTTTTCCACCGGCAGGAGTTTCTTCTCCAATATACAGTGTACCAATTGTTGCTGTACACGGACCATATACCTTTCCTCCTTCTAAATCATATGTTTTATCAGGTGCATTTTCATCAATAGCTCCAACTCCAGGTATATTAATAGTATGAAATATTGATGACTCTTCTGATGTTTTAATTGTAACTTTTTGTATTCCAGTATATCCAGTTAAATCTAGATAAATCCCTGGACCACCAGTTGCCAATTGACAAGCAGATTTAGTTGAACCAGTTGGTCCAGTGGGTCCAGTGGGTCCAGTGGGTCCAGTTGGTTTTGTTATTGTTGGATTAGCAACAACAGTTTTTGATACGGAAGTATTATTTTTTCCATATGCGGTCAATGTATATGTTTTCCTTGATATTGGGGAATCAACAATAAATCCATTTAATCCAGAAGCATTGAAATCTGAAGTTATGTTATCGGCATTGGTTGTTGTCCATTCAATCTTATAATTAGTAGAATTTATTTGTGTTGCTACTAATGTCAATTCTGGGGGAACTATTGGAATTGAACCTATTATCGGAGTACCAGTAGCCCCAGAACCATTACCACATGCATCCACAAATTTGATTGTTGGTGTAGAAGTATAATTTGTTCCTGGAGATGTTATATCTACTCCAAGTATATTACCAGCAGCATTTATGATAGCATTACCAGAAGCACCAATGCCACCACCACCAAAGAATTCAACTGTGGGCGGTCCACAAAAAATCGGACCAACATTACAAGAATCCTCAAAGATATCATCAAAATTCATATCAAAACTAAAATTATTTGGGTCTACAATTTGCTGAGCAGTACTAGAAATTTGTTTTGCCTTATCAAATATTTTCCCCATATCTAATAATGTACTTGAAGATGGACCATTCCAAGTACTCCATTTATTAATTGTTGGGCAATTTTGCTGCTCATCACATAAAAATATACCCAATATATTAGAAATAATTCCAAGAATATCACCAGCAATGTCTATTGCTCCACCAACAATAGATGTAATTTGTTGAACTGCATTAAGTATAGTTCCCTCAATAAGACCTATAAGTTTTCCTAATATAGATGAAATAATATTCTCAACAGCACATAATGGAACATTTATGTATCTATCAATAATTTGAGATAAAATCTTACTAATCATCTTCAATAGATTACTGATAATTTTATTGAAGAGGCAGGTAATAGTGTCTATAACCTTACGATGAGCCAAACATAATTTAGATTCCTCATCAGGAAACAATGTAAAATAAAAATCTGAGATTGCGTTATTTATTTTTTCAATAACTTTTTGTCTAATAGAATTTAATAAGTTCTTAATCCATCCAGAAATAGCAGTTGCGGCACTCAGAATAAAACCTTCTATTTGAGAGGTTATTTCACTTGTTTTATTGTTAATCCAATATGACCAATTTTTCGTTCTTTTCTTGAAATTCTCAATATTTCTAATAAACTTTTTAATTTCTGTTTGAACCCCATCTAATTGAACTCGGCAACTCTCTGGAGAGAGAATATCAGACTCCTCCTCTCCAGATTTTTTTTGCGCTATATCAGCTTCAGTTGTCCTAGTAACTAATCCAACACCTTCAATTGGGTTTTCTGGTGGTGGTGACCCACTTCCAGACCCTTGTGGTGGTGACCCACCTGGAGAAATTGCATATGGGGGAACAATTTCTTTTGAAAATCCACTAGTCGGCTTAAATCCCTGCAGAGTAAATGTTGATGCTAATTTTGTTTGGTCATTATTACCTAGACATCCCATTATTATGGGTTCTTGTCTACTCATTCCATCCTTATAAAACCCAATAACATAAGAACCCTTTCTTAAATTAGATGTCTGAAAACTTGCTGCGTGTCCAGTACCAGCAGTTACTGGATACATAACTTCACACATCTCAAGACTATCTGCGGGAAGAACTCTGCGATCCTCAGAATGCTTACCTATAATTCTTACCTTATACCGCATTCCCCATCCGGGAATCTTATCTGGGTCTGTCCACTTTTCACCAATTTGATTAGTTTTCCACGAGCTATCATCCTCAATTTGCCCTATCCACCAATTGAAGCCATTGGACCCAAGTTTTTGGTTGTTAAAATGACTCATGACTCATACAGACGACATTCAATGGATTCCGGATTTTTAAAACAGTATAATTCCAACGAGTTCGGCGTATATTCCGATTCTGGATGATATTCCAAATATTCTAGAAGTTCTTCCAATCTATCTTCTAAATATCTTCCTCTCTGAGAAGAATGTTGGAGAATAAGCTCAACTTCTATCTCGTTTATGGTTTCGGAAATGAGCTTTTTCATATTAACTATTCTTATGCTTTATTTATGGATTTACCATAACTATCTCTAACTAATTGCATTTTAGTATAATTAGGACCATTTGGTGAAATATAGTGACATAAACCAACAATTAGATATTTACCAGATTTTTTATTACTTACCATTTGAGTTGTCTTAGAAGAAATCTCCGGGAAATTGCAATTAATTATATCACCAACGTGTAGAGTTATATCACCAAAGATAGTAATGACTAATTTAATGGCAAATAACTGATTAAATCTCATAAAAGATTGATTAAGTATTTCATCAACATTAAAATTCATCTCTTTAGATTTTTCTAATTGTTGTTTGATATTATTTCCATCTGGATTAACACCAATATCCTTATTTACCACTGTTCTTCTAGAAGATTTTCTAAATTCTTCTGGAAGTTGAGGTAAATTATTACCAGCATATATTGAACCATCCTGTTGATTATCTGAGGTAATCTCTTCTTCTTTATATTCATTGGTGAATGGATTAAATGTTATTCTCTTATTACTATCAGTTCCCATTTTCAATCTATTTAAAACATCCATTGTATTTGGAAAATTATATGCTAAGATTTTTTCATCATATCCATTTGGAATTCCTATAGTATTGTTAAAAATAAACTTCTTTTTTGGTGGAGTATTTAATAAATTATCAATTGATTTAAATTTAAATCCCTCTGCCGTCTCATAAAAAAAGAATCCAGCAGTCTTTCCTTTGGCATTATGTAATTGTGGAACAGATCTTGTTGCTAGCCACACCAATTTACTAAATACCGTATCATTAGCCAAATCTCCAGTAAAATTTAATTTGTTTATAGTTTTATCAATATCAAATTCTTTTTCTGTTTTTAGTACATTTTTAAGTATTGATTCAACAGTATCTGAAATAAAACCATTATATTTTTTTGTAACAACATACTCTGTCAATTGATTTTTTATATACTCGTTAGTACATAAATCCAATGTAATAAATGTACTTTGAGTATGCTCCATTATATCTCTAATTCTATGAACTCGTAATTCATTAATACTATCAGAGAACTTCAATTTATTACCCAACTCATCCTCAATAGAAAGATATACTTTTTCCCCACCTTGAAGATTAACATCCGATTCTTCTGTTGCTGCACCCTCTCCAGTATTTCTATTTCCAGTATCTGCAAATATAACAGTTGCCTTTATTGAATTCTCAAAAATATTTTCATAATACATTAATGAGGATAGACCACCAGAAATATCTGTTTTTTTATCTCCATAATTGGAATGTATAATGAATTTTTTTACGTCTATCTTGTTGTTATCTTGCATTTGATTAATTAGGTAAAGGAATAAGCGGGAGCAAATCCAGTATTATTTGTAGGAATTTGTTGTATTATTGGTTGTATAGCTATGATAGTATCGGTATATTCATCATCATATGTATCTGATAGCCGAGTAACTCTTGGGGTTGTTCTTGCTATTTGTGCTTCTTGTGATATTGGAGCAGCAGAATTATCAAATACTTGCGGTTTACCATTTGATGATGGTCGTTCGGGAGTTGGGGGTTTAAATGGATTTAATATATTCAACCAATTTGGTGGTGTAGGTGGTTGTGGTTGTGGTTGTGGTTGTGGTTTTTTAACCATATCATACATTTCTTTACCGACATCATATTCTAGATTATTTTCCTCGGACATATAATATTTACCACCACGCTCAAAATATGTTCTTTTTCCTAATTTTAATATTCCAGTCTTTTGTGCTTGCTGAGTATTTCCAGTTGGTGTTGGAGATGCTTTTGGTTTATTTTCTAATGTTGGTGTTCCTACACTATCCATTGGTTTATTTGCTACCTTTGCTCGTACCGACCCACCAAATCTCAAATAACTATTCACCACAGATGCTGGATCAACCTGACCACTATATGACATTGCATTACCAGATGGGAAATATTCAAAGTGCAAATGAGGGCCGGTGCTGGAGCCGGTGCTTCCCTCTTTCCCAATTAATTGCCCAGCTGATATTTTTTCCCCACGTCTTACATTAACCTGACTCAAGTGACCAAATCTAGTCTCTGCTCCATTGGAATATTTTAAAACAACAGAATAACCATAACCATCATTCTTCCATCCAGAATGTACTACCGTGGCGTCTTGGGCAGAAGATATTGGTGAGTTATTCCCACCATCAATATCAATACCTTTGTGCATTTTCCCCCATCTCCATCCAAAACCAGATGTTGCTACTCCAGGAGTTCCTCCAGTTACCATTGATTCTGGCCCAGCTCCAGGTGGACCCTGCCCCTGTGTCATTCCCTGTTTCTGCCAAAGGTTATATGTTTCTCTCATCTTTGCCGAATCTGCTGCTGGATTTAGTGGAACTTCCCACTTTTCCATCCACCAATCAGCTGCTTCAAGTGGGGAATTGAATTTTTGTTTTTGGTATTGTGGACCAACAGATTCATTAATAGCATAATCTATCTGACCTTTCCAATTAGTCTTCCAATCAGGAACTGCTTTAATCATAGCCGCAAATCTTGGCCCATTCCATTGAAATGCTCCACCAACCATTAAGTTATTACTATCAATATGAGAATCTGATGGATTAAATTTGCTTTCTCTATCAACGTTTAATGTGATACCTAATGCATTATTTGGTTCTAATCCTTTAGAAATTAAATAATCATAATATTCTTTTGCATTTCCCTGTAATCCAGTTACAGGACCACCAGGACCACCTCCACCACCTCCACCACCAGAAGGATCTGTAAGATTAAGTTCTTTCATAATATTCTGAAATATAACATTAACTCTATTATTCAACATTGAATCTAAAGAACTAGCGATTGAATCGGCAACTTTCTCTCCTATTGATGGGCCACCTAATGTTCTACCAACTACTCCACCATCTGCCATTGCAAACATTCCATCAGATTGAGTATCAATAGTGTTCTGAACTATATTTCCAATATTTTCTGCAAATTCTTTATATACAAATCTATTTGGAGCTTGTCCCATTGCAATATCTATGGAATCTCCCATAATTCCACGTATTAGTGTTGGTCCAGTTTTTAATATCTGTGATGTATGTTGAAGAGACCGCAATGCACTACGCTGTTTTGGATCCGTTGAATTTTGGAATAATTTTTCAATATTTTTCAATCCACCAATATTTTTCCCTGGTTGAGATTTTTGTGGAATGGATGATTTAATTCTTTTTGGTTCTCTTCTAAGGGTTCTCTTAATAGGACCACCAACCTTGCTTCCACCACTTGGCGATACTCTACCACCAGTTGCGTGTTTTTTTGGCTTCTCTTGATTACCTAATGTAGCATCATAAAGAGATTTACCAAGCATATCTCCAAGAGTTGAACCAGCAATGGATGTAGCCCCCATAATTAAACCAGAGGCAAGCAATCCAACTCCACCAGTACCAAGAGCAAGGGCACCAACTGCTAATCCACCTAATATATCTCCAATGGCCATACCAATACCTGCACCAACTGCACCAGCTGCTGCTTTTCCCGGATCTACTCCGGTTGCTACATCAAACGCAAAGTTAATTAATGAACCAATAATTGGTATAGAACCAAATCTTAATGCTTTACCAAATTTGCCAGCTGGTTTAGGAATATTAGGGGGGAGTCTACTTCCTCTATTAGTGACTCTTGAGGTTCCGCCGCCACCACCACCAGGTGGTCTTCTATTATTTTTTGGTGTTCCAGTTGGTGAAGTTGGTGGTTTTTTTGGAGGGATTTTAGGTTTAAACCAATCACTTTGCCCAGATCCAGCAATTGCTAATCCAATAATAATTGCTTTGTTCAGATAATCATTTAAATTTTTAGATAAATCATCAAAAATCTTTTCATATTTTTCTCCACCAACTTGTTTAACTAAACCTCTTACTTTATCATATTGTTTATAGCCAAAATCAATGGCATTAACAGTTGCTGTGAATAGAGTACCAATAAAAAGTTCCGTAAAATCAATAATTGGTTTTATTACCTGTACTATCTTAAGAATTTGGGGGAGATATTTAAATAACTTCGTAATTGCAAACCCCATAAAGGTATACAATATAAAATTCTTAATACCATCTAAAAATCCAACTTTCGGAGTGGCTCCGCTTAAGAATAAATTCGGGTCAATATTCTTTTGTGTAGTTGATTCCTTTTCTTTTTCAGACACACTCCTAGCGGATTCTTCCTTTTTTATTCTATCTTGGTCGTTAATCTTCCTCATATTTGTTGAGGTTGAAGTAACAATGGTATTAATAGATTTAAGATTTTTCTCAATTGATATCAATACATCAAGAATTGGTGTTGAATTCTCAATTTGAGTTGTGGTAGCAACTGGTCGTGGAATTAATCTACTTGGATTTATTGCCATTTTACACTAATCCATATATTTCTGCATTAATTCTTCTTTCCTCTGGATTTGGTGAATATACGGAGAAATCGGGAATTTCATTAGACCCAGATTGTCTGGTTGAGGTTCCAGAATTAGAAGATATTGGTGGTAAAGTAGTAAAACTAACTCTTCCACCTCTTGCCCTAGGATTTGGTGCTGTTAATTTTGGTTTTACTGGAACAATATCTGCTGTTTTCTGTCCAGTGAATTGTTGAAATGTATTAACAACTTGGTCAAAGAAATTCATTGATTTTGTTGCTTGAGGAGTAGATTTAATTGCTGCTGCTGGTGGTTGAATCATCTGTGGTATTGGAGCAGCAATATCCCCCCTCTCTTTCTCATAAGATGACCCTCTAGTAGTCCAATGAGAGAAGAAATTAGATTTGTTATCTCTAACCACATCACCTAAATTGGGCTTCATATTTTCAATCTGAGATGCCCCCAGAAAGAAAGTTCGTCCCTGAACATGCTTCTGCGCGTTCTTCTGAAGTTGTGGTAACTTTATTGCCTTTTCAGTATCTTCTAATTGGGACATTGCCATTTTCATATCCCAATTATATTTCTTTCCTTTTGTGGAATTCATAACGGCAACTGCAGCCGATTTTCTATCTACAATACCATTCCAATCTGGTATATTATCAAACATTGGTTGATATTGTTTTGATGCTACAATCAGTCCCTTAATACTGTTTTTAGATTGTAAGAAATTTTCTCCATATTTATTTGCGGCATATAATCTATTATAAATGGATTGGGCAACATCTGCTCTTCCTTGTGGTTTATCATCTTCTAATGCGGATATAGCAAGAAGAGCATTATAATCTGGGATACTAATCTTTGGTGCCTCAATAGTATTAGAACCTGTTTTTAAATTTATATTTGGTTTAATTTTATCCCCAATTCTACCACCAGTCTGAGCAAGTCTGATATTATTAACAAAGTTAGATTGATTAGCATTAGGTCCACCAGCTTCCTGATTTAATCTAAGTAAGGAATCACCATATTTATCTGACGCTGCCTTATTCATAACAATCTCACCAGGCTGTGCGGCAATGAGATTGGTATCTGGACCAGCACCAGTAATATTCAATCCAGAATCATCAGAAATTTCTCCACCACCCTTAAAGGCTATATCATCTATGTGATGGACTGTAGGTGGAGCTTGTTTGAATATGTTAATGGGAAGAACTTTTCCACCACTCTGTAACTTTTGTGGTTTTGGTGGGGTTGGTTGTTTTGGTGGGGTTGGTTGTTTTGGTGGGGTTGGTTGTTTTGGATTATCTTTATTCTCATCTTTATTAATAAGCTTATCTACAACCAATCCAGTGCCGACCACAGCACCAGCAATTAATGCCGCTTTTGCAGAACCTTTAGCGAAATTTCCAAGTAATTTTAATAAACCAGGAATTCCTATAGTAGCAATGTACTTACTAAGACGAAGAGATAATCCAATTGTAGACCGAATAAATGACCCAAAGCTGGTTCCGAATAATACAAATGCCCCAAGAATAGCTGGCCACCAGTCTTTAAAGAATCTAGTTAGGCTATGGACCTTTTCTTTATTCTTTGGGTCCATTACCCACTTCATAAGAGAAGTAAATGCTCTTCCTAAGAAAGTAAACACAATAAAATTTATAATCTTATCTAATATACCAGAAATTGGAGCCATCATTTTCATAAAAGCGCCTCCAACTTTTTTAGTAGAAGATTCTAATAATTTTTCTTGTTCCCTACGTTTCTTTTCTTCTTCCGAAATTCTAGATTTTCTAATTTGTTTTTTAGTTATCAATGATTGAGATTTTATAACATCTAAAATACTAGAAGTGAGTTTCTCAATATTTTGAAGAATACCCAAAATCCCATCATCTCCAGTAATGTTGGCTGGAGATATTCCTCCACCACCAGAAGTGAGTCTGGATACCGATGAAGATGGTCTTGGTGCTACAATATTTCTTGGGGTTACTCTAGGAGTTGATGATGTAGTAACTGTAAAATCAATAGGTACTGGTGGTACCGTAATTTCATCATCTTGTGCATTCTTCTTATTATCTTTTACTGCTTGTAATACTTTTTCACCGTGCGCCTTAAGGGTATCTATATTTTGGCCACTTACTTGAATTGCCCAATCAACAAACAATTTATCTTTTTTGGATATTCTTTTTCTATTTCTTATAATATAACAACATCTATCAAAATCAAGTTCAAATTTTAATGAGTATCTATAATATCTTGGTTCAGCAAAATCCAATTCCGGTGGGAATTTGTTTTTTATGTATCTATTGGATGATGCTGATGGGGTATCTGTTTTTAACGGAGTTGGGGAGGTATCTAATGTTACTGGAGTTTGAGGAGTATTAGCTGATGCTGGAGTTTGAGGAGTATTAGCTGATGCTGGAGTTTGAGGAGTATTAGCTGATGCTGGAGTTTGAGGAGTATTAGTTACTGTTGTGGTAGATGCGTTTGGTGTTGGCAATGGTCTTCGATTTATTATTATCTTTATTTCATCCTCTGCATTCTTAACTATTATCTTTGCAAGGACATAAAAACGTTTTATACATTGTATACCTTCTTCAAGGATTTTGAGTATTCCTTTATTGCTTAATACCCCCTCATACTCTTTATCTTTATAATTATTGATGTTTCCTCCAATATTATATAAAACATCAAATGCCTGATAATATTTTCCTTTCTTCTCTGATATGAGCTGCCCAACTTCCCACATTAAATCATATAAATCATCACCATAAAATTTCTCTACGTCATCAGATACCTTAATTTTAGCAGGAAGTAATACAAATCCGGGAGGAACAACCCTTTGTGCGTCCTCTCGAATTTGTTGGGCTTTATATGCAATTAACTCCTTTGTATTCATTACCTATTGGCTGTTTTGTTTTTTAACTCTTCTTCTTCAAGATGTTGGTTCAATAATCCAACGAATACTTCTCTCTCCCAGGGCATCCAATTTTCTATTTCAGTAAGAGAATATTTATGGAATTGTACTAATGAGAAATTTAATCTGTAATAATACTCTAGAGTATTATGACTCATACACACTAAAAAAAACTAGATAACCCTTCTAACACTACAGTACTTTCAACTCCAGTATTTTTATTTGTTACCTTCACCTCGTGAGATAATTTAGGCATTGTAGCAAAGAATTTCTCAATATCCTTGAATTGATTACTATTCATATCCTCAAGAAAATCATTTAACTCTTTTTTAGTAACATCAGCAGCAACCCATACTTCTTCCTCAGTATAAATCTTATCAATACAACTAGCTATCAAATCAAAGGATTGATCTATGTTGTTGTCGCTATTAAAATCAAAGTTATTCTTAATGAATTGATTCAGTGATGGGTATTTCATTTCCATTGAAATAGAATCATCAATCTTTATTTTCTTATTATGTGTTTCATCAGTCTTAACCTTAATCTCATCAATATTAATCTTAATTGTATCAGTTGTCTCATTATCATCAGGGCAGATAAGAGTCACTTCAATTTCTTCACCAACAGACTTAGCACGAATATTTAAAAATAGAAACTCAATATCAAATGTTGGTAGGGTTTCAACCTTGATATTTTCAGTAATACAATTTTTAATTACTGTCTTAATTGCAGTTGTAATTTGTTTAGTGTCTTCGGATTCTAATGCTAGTAGAAGAAGTTTTTCTTCCTTCACTAGAAATGGACGATATTTAATTACTTGCCCACTTGATGGCAATTCCAACTCAAATGTTGGCACAGAAATTTTAGGTAAAGCCATAGTTAATTAATGATATGTACTGTTATTTAGGTTAACCAATAGATGGTAAATCATTTAATCCAACATTTTCTTGTTGGTCTATAGGAGTTGTAGTGTCACCTATTTTAATTCCCTTAACATATCTAATATATGTGAATGATACTGTGCATTTTAATAATTGAGACGCTTCATAACTTAATGGAATACTAGTAATTGAGATTGGATATGCCCCTATAAATTCATAATCCAATTTTTTTTGATCTTTTTCTCCAGAACCAGAATTCCTCTCAAATTTAGTAATGAAAATTGAAGTTCTATATTTGCTGGGGAAGTTGAATCTATATGGTATTGTTATATCACTATAACTTTTAGCTTTGGATTTTGCATCAGTGGCCCTAGTTGGATTTTCATCAGATATATAATTCATCCAACCCTCAAATAATTCTATAGCATCATAATTAGTATTTACATAAAAAGTAAAATCTGCTCTATCATCATATTGTCTACGATATGCAATTTTTTCAGTAACTCCAGTATAATCATTAGTTACATCTGTAGTATAAAGTGTACTTCCAGGGAGACTAGCATCACAACAAGCTAGATTTATTACTGGCATTGCAGTAAAATATCTACCATCAAATCTACCCTCATGATCAATAAACGTCTGAACTTCCTTTGGGGGGGATACATCAACAATATAATGAGAAGTTAGTGCAGGTTGCAATAACAAACTCTTTATTTCACTAGTTTTATATATTTTTGGTTTTGGTGATTTACCCATCTCTAAATAATATGCATCTTATGTATTATTTAGAGCTTGGCTAACTATGTTCAGGGTTTTTATAAATTAAAAAATCCACATAAGTATATGGGGAATCCACACAATGTTGTGTTTCGTTCTTCTTATGAATATAGAGCATTTCAGTGGTGCGATTTAACCGAGAATATAATTGAATGGGGTAGTGAAGAATTCTTCATTTATTATATCTCACCCAAGGACAATAGAAGACATAGGTATTATCCAGATTTGTTTATTAAAATAAAAAATTCTGAGGACAACGTGACTAAGTATGTGTGTGAGATAAAACCAGCAAGGCAAACAATTCCACCAAAGCAAAAATCAAGAGTCACTAAGAATTTTATCAACGAATCTATTAGATATTCCGTGAATAATGCAAAATGGGAAGCAGCAAAAGAATTCTGTGAGAGGAATGAATTTGAATTTATGTTACTAACCGAAAAAGAACTTGGAATAAAATAATGTTCGGAAAACCATTATCGTGGGCCAAAAAAAAGGTAACTAAAATATTCCGTAATATTTTAATGCCTTTATGGCGTAAATTAATTGGTGACCAGAATATAATTGAAGAAATTCAAAATCTTCCTGGTGTTGGAGAACCAGATTTCTTTGATACTGTAACCGTAACTTATGATGACGAACAGGTTGAACAGGTCAAAGTAATTCAACGAATTAGAGAACTTCCAGGAAATCAAACACCAGAATGGTATAATAATAAATTAATTGAAATATTATCTAAGGCTGGACGAGTTAGAGAAACCTTAAATGTCGGTAGTACATATGTATATGTATATCAAGCTAGAACAAGAAAAAAATGGTATGATAGACATCCAGTAACAACTATTACTCATATGCATAAGTGGGGATTCTCTGGTTATGCATTTCATTGGGACCAAATTCGTAATTATAAGTTGGGTGATGGTAGAGTCTTAAGTAAATTTTATTATGTAAAGCCAGGAGAAATAGATGCTGTCTTATCTATTCCTATGGCTAGGTTTTATTATATTCACTAAATAGTTAGAAATAATAAAAATGGCACCACCACATAAATCAGTTGCTGCCCCTGGATGGTCGGAA